TGCAGTTGAGTTACCAGATATTCGTGCTGGATTTCTGACATCCTGATACGCTCGGGAGCATCCAGAAACACGTAGTCGCAGTATAGCTTCATGTTGGTTATTGAGAGAGGGGTGGCGCCGTTCTTAGACGTCAAACTCGTAACGGGATAATTGCACTTCACGCAATTCAAATACGTGTTGATGTCGAAGTTCATCTTGAGTTCGTGGTATGGAAGAGCGACCAGAGGCATATACAGACCGGGATTCCTGTTGTAGCAGAATTTCATCGGGACGTAGTAGGTTCCTCCGGCAGCCATGGAACGATCCCAATTGCTCTTGTAATACGTAGGATCATATCTTCCGACCATCTTGTTGTATCCGGATAATTTCTCGGATGTCTCGGTGAGCTCGGTCCACACGTCCCACCAGTTCGAGTAGTGCTTGTCAATCCGCTGACCACCCAGCTGGAGCTCTATGGAATTGAATAATGCGAGACCGATACCGTTGACATAACGCAGATTGGACGTGGGAATGCTCACATTGGCAATACCGGCATTACCAACGTTGGCAGTGAAGTTCATGTAGGGCCAAGTGTATATATTGGCACTCTCGGCCAATGACGTATTATTGTAGTAAGAACCATTCACATTGCTGTACGCCGCAATAAGGTTGGAATATACTCCTGCATTATTGGACTGCCAGTAGTTACCGGATGCGTCCGTGAACACGTTGCTCAGTGCAGCTACATTGGTAGTGTTGACGAGCGTCGCAGATCCCAGAGTGATCGGTGGGGTTGGGGTAATGTCGTATCCCAGAAGACTCGGAAGAGTGACCTCGATCCAGATTGGTCCGGCGAGATCACCGTTGCGAGAAATGGTCACGGTAGGGAATTTACCAAAATCCGTGTCCCCATCCGCGGTCTGTTGGATACTTTCCATCGCAAAGTTGGTGTAGCGACGATATACGGATTTAAAAAATGTGATCTGAGGATTTCCTGTGAGATATACGTCCTGAGCACCATATGAGACTAATTGCGAGATGGCCCCCGGCATAGTAAGCTTTACTTATCGTATCATTTTATTTTTTTTAAGTTAATATTACACGAAAACATAGTCAGGATACGTAGAACTTACACATCTATTTCTGTATAATGATCTAAGTCTTTTAAGTTCCTTCTTATCTGTAATGTTTGGATTCAATTTCATTGCTGCGTCGTAACTTGATGTATATTCAACGCCATTAATTACCATAGATTGTCGTTTAACTTTTGTATTATCAAAACGCCCGGCAGCATGAGCAGCAAACCCGTTCTCAGATTGACTGATGATTTCGAGATTATCTAAAGAATTGTTAGATTTATCGTGATCAATGTGATTTATTATTTTATCACATGGGATATATCCATTAAACACTGTCCACACAACGCGATGGAAATTTTGAGAACCCCCAGATTCCGTATCTTTAACAGCGTTATAATCACCCCTCAAAGCCAACTCAGTAGAATACATCTTCTTCCTGTAACCATGAGAAAACTCATACATTATCCTGTTCATGTCACTGATCCAAACTTTATACTGTCCAGTTCGCCATAATTTCCATGCTTCCCCTGGGATATCTGGGAGTTCTTCGGGGCATGACCAGATATATCCACCAGAATGTTCGCGTTTTCCTGATAAACAATCAGATACGTGATAATATCCCGCAGCTCTGGCACATGACGTAGATGAAAACCTTATAATTTTACCAGTTTCAATATGGGTTCCTATCACCGGAACCCCATCTACTTGTTCTTTACGTTTGTTTTGGTTCTTTATCTGGTCAGTTAAAGAAGCCCAACGCAAATTCCAGAGACAATTATTACTCGGAAGTCTGTCTATATGGTCTGCAGTGTGTTTAGAAGACAATCTTTCCAAAAAAGATGAACACATCGCACGGTGAATTTGAAGTCCGCGATATTTGCCATCTAAGTCGGCTGCGGTTGACATATGATACTTTTTTCCTGTAACTGACATTATATGTCCTTTTTCGTTTCTGATATCTCCAAATATATCAATCGTATGTCTTGGAAACGTAATTAAGTCCCCGGTTTTATGACAGTAGTATTTTAAAGGAGTTTTAGAATTATCCAGGTCGAAATCGAAAATAACATTAAGCATGTTGGACATATAAATATCCAGATTGTATTCTTCGTCTGATAACATTTTGTGAAATACGAACACATATTTCATTTAAATACTTTACGATGACGATATATTTGCATTACAACATTAGTTGGCATACAAGTTATCAAAAGTGTTCTTGAAATGAGTCTTAGCTTCGATGCGTTTGACCTTCATCGTTGCCGTGAGAAGTCCGAGCTCTCCGAATGTCTGGTCGCTCACGTGAATTTTCTGAGGAACCTCAAATCCCTTGAGACCCTCCGCCTTGCCCAGAGCCTTGATCTCCTTGAGGATCTCCACGGGATCAGAAGTGACGTTCTTGTTTGGCACCACGGCAGCGACGACATATGACTCGAGGGAGTCGCCGTATACGATAATTTCCTCGATGAGCTTGCTCCGCAGAAGCACCGTCTCTACTTTCTCTACCGCCACATACTCCCCCTGAGAGAGCTTGAAGATGTTCTTCTTGCGGTCGATGATCGTGAGGCGCCCGGTAAAATCTACCACGCCCACATCTCCTGTGTGAAGCCAGCCATCAGCGTCGATTGCCTCGGCAGTCTTCTCGGGGTCCTTGTAGTATCCCCTAAATATCATTGGGCCGCGCAGGCAAATCTCACCGCGAGGGCGTAGGTTGCCATCCTCATCAACATCCTTCGAGCTGTAATTCATCTCGGGAATATCAACGAGCTTGAACTCGGCGGCAGGGGAGATACCTCCCACGTGTCCGGTCTTGGTGTCCAGCGTATTGGTCATGAAAGAGGCACCACATGACTCGGTCTGGCCATAGACTTCGGCGATGGGGCAGCTCATGGAGATCTTCAGGAGAGAGAGTCGGTTGCCGGCGATGGGAGCTGCCGCGGTGGACATGAAGCGCAGGTTTCCTCCAAATGCGTTGCGAATCTTGTTGAAGACCAGGGCGTCAAAGATACGGTGGGTAAACTTCGAGTGTTTGAGGTTCTCGAGCTTAGAACTCGTCGCCCAGTCGACCAGCATCTTCTTGACGCCTTTTTGCTTGTTCATACCGTCCACGATACCGTCGTAGATCTTGTTGTAGAGACGAGGCACGGACGCGAAGAATGTGGGCTTGAGCGCCTGGATGTCCTCCTTGATCTTGGTGATGTCTCCGCTGTAAAATCCGATGCGACCACCAACCGCCAGCATGTATGAGCAGGCAAGGCGATCGTAAATGTGCGCCAGTGGAAGATATGAAAGATGAACATCGCTGCTTGTAAATTTAACAGTCTCGTCGCTACCAGCATCCACACCGGCAAGTGCGGCGATGAAGTTGCGGTGAGTCAGCATTGCCGCCTTGGGTGTAGATGTCGTGCCAGAGGTATATGAAAACACCATCACGTCTTCTGGCGAAACTTCCGGAAGATGGGCACGACGATTTTCTCCAATCTTGCAGACGTTTGCGAAAGTCACCAGATTGATACCCGCATCTTCAAACACTCCCGCTGCTCCAGCACCCAATGTGTCCCACACCACAATGTTCTTCACCTTACCGAGCTTGTTGTTCTTCGCGGACGTCAGGAGTGCAGGGAGATACTCATTGGAGCAGAACAGAGTAGACAGATTGGTCTGTTCGAAAACAAACTGAACCGCATCGGGCCCCAGAGTATCGTAAATAGGGACAATGGTATGCCCATACATGGCAGACACCATGTCGATCATCAGATACTCCTCGCGGTTCTTAGAGTATACTCCAAGGAAACTCAGAGACAGATCTTCATATTCGCTGATCTTGGGAGCGAAATTGAGCTGTTCGATCCCAGAGGCGAGATCGTGCACGATCTTATCGACGTCGCCATATGTCTTGAACTTATATTCGCCAAACGACCCATCCTCAGCGCGAATGCGAGAGCCGATCGCAGGCTTGTAGTGATGCAGATCAAAAGTCGCGAACAGGAGCTTCTGAAAGGTGTTGACAGTCGGTCTGAGAGGAGACGTCTTCACCAGCTCGTTCAGATGGTTCGCATGACGATACACAGGAGTCTCCCCGTCATTGGCGAAAGGAGCGATGGGCGCGGAGTACTGGAAGGTCTGCATGATGATAATTATTTGGTGATGAACATCACTCTGTTAAGTTATTTATAGACTTTGAGAGGCCTGGGTCAAATGACAATCATCCTGGGTTTTCAGGGTCAAACGACATACGCCAAGAGAACTCAGGATAACGTCAATCATCCTGATTGTATCACACTCTGTTCTGAATCTTGTCCGCAACCACCTTGATCAAAACCACGTTAGATTTCACCAGCAACGTTGGACACTGATGTGACTCCATCATTCTATGTTTTTCGCAAAAGGTTCCTTCACACTTGCACGAGAATCCGAGGATCCCGACCTTCTTCTGGCAAATAACGCAACGACTCATACTAATTTATAACATTATTTCATAATTCAGGGTTCTATCAAATGATTTGACGATATGTGGACACTTCGTATCGACAAAACACACTTTGATACATTTACTTTTTCTTCAGAGGGAACTTCTCCTCGCGATATTTCCGAACGAAGGCTTCGTCCTCGTTGGCACGAGCTGCGTACAACGGATTGCTTTTCTTGAAATATATACTCAATACATTGATTCTGCCAATGAGTTTGTTCAGACCATCTCTGCTTTTACGATCGGCCATCGCTTTTCTGAGAGCCGCGCGGCGAGTGTCGCGAGTATCGGTAACATGATATCCATAACGTTTCAACGATCCCTCGTCCTTTAAGACTATTTTCACAGATTTTGGTGCCATATGATATTACAAATATATTAATCACTGTCTCACGCGCATCTTCCTCGGCTTTATAAGGACCTTTCCTATCTTATTCCCGGCATCCTTCTTGAGCAATTGAATTGCCCTTGACTCTAGTTTCTGCGCTTCTCGTTTTTCTACTTGGGCGAGGTTTAGAGTTTTGATCGTGTTTTGGGGCGTCTTTTCTCTTCCCGCGAACTGAATCATCTTGCGGTATTTCTGTTCGTGCCTCTTCGCCAGAGTCATCAATTTCTTTGCTTCTTTCTTATATTCACTCGGCATTAATATATACCGATATTTTTTTACACCTTAACAGGCCATCTATAAAAGTCTGGTTTTTGGGCGATTTTTTCAGCGATGCGCTCTCTAATTATCGCGAATGCTCGTTCGTCTGGCGTATAGTCTCCATTCCAATCCGGATCAAACATCACGTCATCCGGGTCGAACTTAGCATCGCGATTGATGTTATATCCTCTGTTGATGAGCTCCTCAGTGAGCTCATCATATCTTCTTCTCAAATACTCGCCCTTATCATAAAAAAACATCACATGTCCCGCATTTAGACAGAACTCCTTCGGTATCTTCTTGAGTATCTTTTCGCGAGATTGCGTCTTCAGAGATCGCGCGAGAGCCTTGGGGATCATTTTTAGCTCACGCCATTCCGCCATAACGTGTTGATTTGCGAGCTCACACACTGGGACGAGATTGACTCTGGTCATTTTTATAGTAAGGTATAACAGGATTGTATAACAGGATTGTATAACAGGATTGTATAACAGGATTGTATATCAATACCAAATAGTATCGTATTATATACTATAACTAACACCGTGGTCAAATGACAATTTGATATATATTGACGCGGATAAGTTTATAAAACTATCTTTCTATGCTAGATATAGAATTTATAATGGGTCTGCATTATATATCATTTATGTTATATATCTTTTCCACCTCACCTTGCGCAAGACTCTCTCTGTTGCACACGTTGAGAGCAGACTTCATAAATTCAGGAACACATTTATCGAACACATCGCGAACCTTTTGCTTATCCGGCGATGTTATCTTGATAAAGAAATAGCTACTCGGCGACTTGATCAATTCGTTCAACGCGTGAAATTTACCCGCACGAGTACACGACTTTTTAATGGCAAAATCCGCATCGTCTATCGTGGAAAACACCCATCCCTCCATCGGATATCTACGAGGTTCGTCGACTCGCAAAACATCACGGCGCTCCCATATCTGAAAACAGCATGCCACATGAACTTTATTATCGTCAAATGCCTTTTGAGGCACGTCAACGTCGCAGATCTTATGAAAACTATGGTCTAGTTTTATGACAATCGACCTCTTCCTCCATGTTTTTGGAATTATAAACGCTATGAAATTGGCATGACAATTTTTCGCGGCATGATTAAAGAAGCCCAACGACAATCTGTTACATGTACCAAACGGAGGGTTGCCGACCACGACAACGGATTTATCACTCGATCCTCTGGAATACTCGAAAAAATCCTGTTGTTTTATTTCATCTTTCTTAGGATCGAGATCCATAGCTATAGTATGTTTCGGAAGATACTCTAAAAATGCTCCATTTCCAGCGGACGGTTCTATCACAATGGAATCCTCAAGTTTAACAAATTTTTTCAACGCATTTACACACGTTTCGGCAACTTCTCTCTTTGTGTAAAACTGATCGAATACCTTGTTTTTTGCATACTGAGGATCCATTTCATAATTATTATAATTTTATTAATCGGGTTTTACGACTATCAGACGACAATGACCAGATGAAACATTTATACAGGCATGTAAAAGTTGTACGAAAACTATTTAGAAAAATATAAATAAGAAAGGTCTTCATGGTCAAATGACAATTTAATAACATACATATAGTCAAAACGAGCTATAAAAAACTCATCGCATATATAATTATACAAATATGAATATTAAAACATTCAAGTTCAGGGTATACACATGTGGTTGTGGTTATAAGACTACGGATAATAGCAACTCAAACAAACACAAAAAGATATCATGTGGTCATGAAATGATTACTGAAAAAATTGAGTTTGTTATGAAGAAAGACTACGATATTGATGTGGAGAAAACAAAAGCGTCAGTATTAGACGAAGAATGTGAGAAAACTGATTACACGACGATAGAAACATCAGTGCTGATTGAAGAGAGAGAACAACATACACAACTGATATCACAACTAAATAATACAATTCAAAATCTTAGAAAATCATTGGATGCTATGAATGGAAAAGTTAGAAGAGCAGTTGCCAAGATGCCAAAGTCAGCATATACCGATGATATTGAAGATGATTTATGTGATATGATTAAAGATGGTATCGTATATTTCATCACGGACAAGGATGTTCCAGATAGAGGAAAGATTGGCCGCACGGTGAATACTGACATCAGAAAATTGAAATCAAGATATTCTATATTTGGAAATCCAGATGTATTATGTTATTTCTCTAATGATATAAATACCGATGAGAATGTGCTCAAGAAAATGATGCGAGATGCCGGATGTATGGAGTCTAACAAAGAGATGATTTCAAATGTTCTCATGGCAAGAGAGGTATTCTACGAGTTTATTGAGATGACCAGATGAAATATTTATACAGGCATGTAAAAGTTGTACGAAAACTATTTAGAAAAATATAAATAAGAAAAAAAAATAAGGCCCTAAAAATAAGGCCCTAAAAATAACTTAATATTTATATTCAGGTGAGTATGTAATGGTTGAATTTATAAACGGCACGTTATATTCATGTGACTGTGGTTATAATACATTATATAGTAAACATGCATGTCAACATACAAAGACTAAGAAATGTTCTGGTAAAATCATGAAAAAAGAAGAAATGAGGTTCGTGAAAGAAGAAGATTATGATACGGCCATAGGAAAAACTCATACTGTTGGCGACACTGTTCAACGAGATAAAATCATTGACAATAGCACTCATAACGACAACAGCACGCACATTGATAATAGCATCACCAACGTGACTCTGGTGCTACCGGAACGAACTACCAAGGAAGACTTCGTGGAATACTTAGAGTCGTTGGGGCAGCTCGGTTTCAGAACACCGGAACAAGTCGCCACGATGCCCGGGAAGATGCTGATGTTCACCCGAGACGCCAAGAAACTCCCGGGTGCCTTGATAGAACGCGATAAGAAAATCATAGAGAAACTTCCAGACGGATCAGAACGTGTAATGGGGAAGAAGAAAGCGATACAAACATACACGCACGAAGCTGTAGACGCATTGTGTTTGCGACCCCCTGCCATTGGCGTGAGTGATTTTTTAGAAGTGGAACGCGGAAGCAAACGGACGAAGATGTCGTTACAGGATGCCGTGAAATTGCGAGTGAAAGACCCGAAGAATTACCATAACAGTGTTCCGGAAGATGTGAAACACCGTCATCAAAGAATAGAAAGTCACACGGAAAAAGCGCTGGACAAAATAACGACGGAAAACAAGACGAACGGATTCTTGTGACCATCATATCGACACTCCGTGATACATAAGAAGAATTTTCGAGTATTATAATATAAATTAAATAATATGGCAATCGTCTCTGATCCCAACAAGGCTTGGAGCGTGTTGAAGAGACTTCACAATTCGGTCGACGGGAGCTTCATGTTCTCGAACATTACCGACAAGTTCAAGATTGTTATCCGCAACGATCCGGAGGGCGGTCTGGGACACTTCATGAATGTAGGAGTCATTGTTAAGGTTGGCGAATATGACGAAATTCTCGCGGAGTGTCTGGAAAATGTCGCGGATGCGATGGGGTGGGTCGACGAAGAAAAAACAGAGTTTTGTTTCGCCGAGTTTGAGCTCGACCGCAGGACCCCGCAGGAGGAGGACCTGAAAGAGTTTGCGGATTTTGTGAACCAGATCTACAAGACGGTCATCTGCCCCTGTGCCAAGCATCTTATCTCCGACGGCGCCGACATGTGTTATTTCTGCGAATTTACATCCAACCCAGAAAAACTGGCGACGGTTGATTGCCCGATTTGCATGGAAACATGCTGCGAGATGCACTCTGTGACCATGCCATGTTGTATGACGAAGATGCACAAGATGTGCGACAACGAGTGGTATGTTAAAGGCAACAAATCATGTGCTTTGTGCAGAGCAGAACTTCCCAAGCGGGATGTGAGGACGCGTATCACCCTAGAGAACCTTGTCCAGAACATTGCACGCGAGGTGGAAAGCAGACTAGGAGAAGTTGAAGACGATGATGATGACGAGGACGACGACGATGATGAAGACGACGAAACCGAAATTGATCTGTAGAAAAATAATATATTGTAATAATATAATCAACATGTCTATGTTCGCGACTATTAAAACTTTTATTCTGGTGTTTGCATATTTTGCGGCTTTCCAGATCGGCAAGATGACCGAGCGCCCCAAGAACCTGTGGCCTCGTGCAAAGACTGGCCAGAACCCCTTCCTTGTTGGTGACTGGGATCTGTACCAGAAGATCTACTATGGTGTTGTGGGTCTTGCGATACTACTGACTCTGATCGGCGGCTCTGGCATGGGCGGCATGGGCGGCATGTTCGGCGGCATGGGCGGCATGGGCGGCGGTGGTTATTATTAATCATATTGACAAAAAAACTTTTGTAAAAGACAATATTTCTTACAAAAGTATAAAAAAATATGTAAATGAACGACATAAGCTCATTAGGTAAAGCCAATATACACAATTTCGGTATTCTTTGTCATCAATATTTCATTCACTTTCTCGATGACTTCGTCAAATCGTTCGTTGCGTGTTTTTATAGCAGAAGAAGACCATTGTTCATTTCCCGGAGTCGTGGGATTCACGCGGACCCATGCGATATTGTTCCCAGGGTATTTCTGGAGTAGTTCGCCATTAACCAGATGCATGCGGTGCTCGTCGCAATCATACTCACGGTGTCCATCCTCATCAACCTCGATGCACACAATGATATCATCTCCGAACACGATTCCGTCAATTCTCGCACATTTCTTCGACGTCTCAGCGGAGTCAAAATCTACCCTATATTCTCGCTATTTGCACAGAGTCATTATATAAATCTTTAAAAATGATGTCAATTCCATTTTTAAATGATTGTGATTGTTGATATGCCCCAGGCGTGAATTGCACACGCATCTCATGCTTACGAAACATGTGTTCTGCTGTTGAACTACAAGGGCGTGGATCGTGCCGGATTTGCACCGACGAAGCCGAAGCGCCAGAACTTGAGTCTGGTGGGTTTGTCTACTCCCCCAACGATCCTATATACGATTATAGTCCGCCGACTTGCTTCCGGAGAGGATCAAACTCCCGACCTCAGACTTACTAAATCTGCGCTCTATCACTGAGCTACGAAAGCTTCGACCCCTATCGGTTTTGATCCGATGACCTCGGAGTTAACAGCTCCACGCTCTCCCAACTGAGCTAAAGGGTCTTTGCATTTATAGTCCGCCGACTTGAACCCGCCGGTAATCGAAACCGGGTATCTTCCTTGGAAGGGAAGTATGTTACCACTACATCACGAGTCCTGGCGACCATGGTGGTATTCGAAACCACGATCTTCAGATTAGAAGTCTGACGCTTTATCCGACTAAGCTACACGGCCAGTTGTGTTTTATGCCCACGTGGCAGTAGCACGAGCCGGATTTGAACCGACGAAGCAAAATGCACCCGCTCTTAAGGCGGGCCCCGTTGACCAGACTTGGGAATCGTGCCAGTGCGTTTTGAGCCCGCCGGCTTCTCACCACCCCGGTTCGAACGGGGGACCTAAGGATTTACAGTCCTTCGCATCTTCCAACTGAGCTATGGTGAGTGTGTTTTAGAGTCCACCGACTTTGCTCACTGGCGGGGTCGAACCGCCGACACACGGCTCATAAGACCGTTGCTCTACCACTGAGCTAAGCGAGCGGGGGTGTTATTCTTGTTTTTGTTTTTGTTAAGTTATTATTTATTCCCGGGAGGGGACGTCCCTGGAAAGCTCCACCAGTCGGTGTTTAAGACCACTGACAGTCTGCGTTTGAGCCCGCCGGCCTGTTCCCTGGCGGATTTGAACCGCCGACCCCCGGCTCATAAGACCGGTGCTCTAAACCCCTGAGCTAAGAGAGCGGAGTTCTTGTTTTTGGTTTTGTTAAGTTATTATTTTTGTTGATATGCTTTTATATACTATAGAAAAGTAAAAAAAACGGAGATTTTAACGCGCGGCGAACTTGTTGGCCTCGTTGTTGCGAGCCCACTTAATCCGCGAGAACATACACAAAAAGCTAGACTTGACCGGCATCCTGGTCATTGCCACGTTTCCGTTCTGGCGAGAGTTCATATTTATGCCAAGTATGTCCGTAAGTTTTATTTAGTTGTTTGTTTATACAGCGTGATATTGAGCTTTTGGCAGCTTTGGGATAACCGTTGTTTTTAAGCCATATGACAGCATCGGGCAAACTATCAAACTGGCGGTTTTCGCCTGATAGGATGTCAATTCCGTAACACTTAGTTCTTTCTCTATTCGTCCCATCAAACTTACCGTTATTGTGAGCATCTATTGTATTGTTAGAGGCACTCCCAAGATATAAATTATCTATGCTACAGTCTAATTTGTTATCGTT